TAAATCATTAGACAACGCGAACGCACCGCCATTACCGCCTGTACCTAGAGCTAGAAAGTTAGCTACAACGGAATTGATCATCTCTGTATTTTCGAATTGTAAAATCTGTACAATCTTATCAGCGTTAAACTCTGTTTTTTGTAACTCAATATCCCAGCCTTCGGGCTTTGTAATGTAAGCTTTTTCGTGCGAGGTATAAGACTCAAGCACTTCTTTAAACTTCGCAAAGTCAGGCGAGCCTTCTTTACCTTTCGGTACTGTACCGATTGGAGTACCTACAGCGTACTTCTCAACACCGATTGCGGTTAGCTTTAGATACAATTGTTTTCGTTGATAAGCGCCATACATCGGGCGAAGTACAGAGATACCCTCGTAGTTGTCGCCTTCTTTTTGGTTAGTAAATACAATTAGAAAATTACCTGGGATAGTAACGTTATCAGCAACGTCGCCGTAAGCTTGTTGATCAACGCTTAATAGCTTTCCTGTTTTTCTTTCTAGCTCCCAAGATAAAATAGTCTTCTGACTTCTAAATCCTATAGATTGAATTCCGTTAAAAGTCCCAAGCTTTGGGTGATCGAAGACAACGTTATGTACAATCTCGAATATAGAAAACCCGAACGGTACAAAGGTCATTGCCTCATGCTTAAACGTTTCAAAGTCGATACCAGTAAATAAAACTTCTTTTACTAGCTCGGCTTGCTTTACGTGCTCAGGGTCTTGAGATGCGGGTTCAATCTCCCAGCTCGCTGATTTAATCGGGTTAGTGATAGCGGCCATGAGCATAGCCACTTGAGACTCAGATCTTCTCATCTTATCCCAAACCTCAGCCGCTTCCATCCCGCGTAGGTTATGTAAATACTCTTCGCTTAAGTAGCCGCCAAAAATTTTGGTACCGCTTGAACCTATCTGGCTCGTTTGCATTTTAGTCCCAACACTAAATGCAGCGGCTTTAGAGTCATTTTCTGCTAGCTTTATTTTTTTGGTTTTACTCACCACGCGCTCCCATTTTTTAAATTACCTGCCTGAGTTTCAGGCGCATCCCATATAGACGACTGATAGAAATTGCCTACCCCTGAGTCGTCGAACAAACCATAATTTGCAAGAGCTAGACTATCGGCGTGGTCAGGACTACTTCTACCCGTTCGCTTTTTGTAATCGTCTTTAGACTCGATTACCATTCTGCCCTTTGAGTCATAAGCGTAAAGTATTGTTGGTAGTTCGTCTAGGTAAACATCATCATCACTTAATTGTAACCCAGTGCGTAAATTCTGCGCGAGTAAATCGAACATGCGTGCTTTTAGATTTACGTACTTTGATTTGTCGCAATCTGTTTTGTGGTCGCAGTGCGATTTATTACAATAAGGCGCTGCGCCAAACTGCACGCCTCTTATCTCAGTGTTATACGGTAAGATTTTTTCTCTTACGGCTTGGTTTAAGTTATCGACAACACCGCCTCCGAGTCCTGTCTCATCGATTACGATTACATCGGGCATACCGATATCGCGGGCCATTTCGATAACGGCACCTGATACTTCTACTGTGTCTCGTTTGATTAAAACCTTTTTACAAATAAACTTATTGCCGTGAATGTAAGTGAGTACAGTTGAGTCAGTACCAAAGCGTGCAACGTCAACACCTATAACTTTACGGCGACCTACTAAGTCCTCAGGGTAGACTTGCCGTAGCTGCGCCTCTTCGATTATACCAAGCGGCATTAAAGTATTGTCGCCTTCTTCGGGAAACTTACCCAGCACTTTAGATACAAATAGAGGATGCCTAACCCCCCACTTTAAAGCACGGCCCACTACCCATGAGGTAGAAAGTAGGTGTGGCTTTTTTACCACATAGTTACGCATGCGTGCTTGCGCGTCGTCGTCTGAAAGTACTCTGATTAAATCCACTTCGCGCTCTAGACTCTCAATATCTGTTAGACCGTTAGCGATTAAGTTTGGCGAGTCAAAACAGTTTAAATAAATTTTAGACCACTCAGGGGATTTAAAGCATTTAAAGAATTCAGAGTTACGAGTTGTGGGGTTGCCGATTACTAAAAACTTTACGTTACTTTGCGTAAGCAAGCCTTCGGCCATAGTCCAGATATTGGGAGGTATGCCTGTGGCCTCGTCGAATATGACAAGGATACCGCCTTGCGCGTGAAAGCCTTGAAAGCTTGACGCCTTACCTTGCCCTTCGCCGCCTGTTAATTCATTTCGTGGAGTAAAGCCTAGAGCAAACCACTCCTCACCTAATCGCCACTCCGTTAGATTAAGCGAGCCGCCCAGTGGTACTTTTGATTTTGCGTGGGCTGAACGTAACTCCGACCATAAGATATTTTTAACCTGATTAAAGGTAGGCGCGGTTGTAATTATTTTAGAGTCAGGAAAGCATGAGCCAAACCAAAGGGCTATGCGCGCGGTAGTCCAGGACTTACCTGTATTGTGGCAAGACGATACTGCAATGCGTTGGTTATCGGCAACGGTTCTGCATATTTTATTTTGGTATGGTTCGGCTTCGGCGCCTAGTATTTCTCGAAAGAAAATATCAGGGCGTTTTTGTAATTTTAAAAGTACTTCACGACTTATCATTTTCTTCGTTGTCGTCTTTTAAAACTTGTTTTGCAATCTCAGCAAAAGAGTTAGCGAGAGGCTTTCCGCCGGAGGTATGGTCTACGGCGCGTCGCTGAGGGTAGACATACTTCATAAGATCACTTGCGCCGCGTGCTGCGATACCTAAATAGGCGGGTGCTTCTTTAGTTCCTCTTTCCTGCTTGAAAGAAGTCTTAGCCTCGTCTATGATTTCGATTAACTCAGCAACGGGATTAAACCCCATGCCGTTGAGTTGTTCGATTAGGTCAGAAGTAATTCTATTAAAGCCGCCCTTTCTTCTACCAGGCTTTCCATTTGCCATAGAAAAAATTTTATCTTTAAGTAATTCACTGTGTCAATGCGCTCGGTGTCAATAAAGAAAATATTGCCTTAATGCTGTAATCGATTAAAAATAAAAGTTAATGACAAACGAGATTAGGGAATTGATTTACAGGGTATGGGGTGGGGCGAGTGATATGCACGCTATATTGACTAAGATGCATTACCTTGACTCAATGTTCCCTAGAGAGAAGTTAGAGCCGGCGTTAAGGTATCTGGTTCGCCAAGGGATTACTGGCGATAGGTTTGTTGACTGGTATGGCACTAAATGTTTTGGCTCTGATCTTGAGATGCATAGAGAGTTAATGAGGGTTGTAGAGACTGACTTAACGTTAAGGCCGTTGACGTTTAGGGACTTGCGCGTATGAGGATTAAAGCTGAGACGTGGATATACTGGATAGTGGCGACAAGTACGGCGGCATTGACTATGACAAGCTTTGCGTACTCTACTTTTGAATTAAAAGAGCATTCGAAAGAAGTGAAAGACGATATCGTTTCAAGGCTAGATCGTATCGAGCAAAAGATAGACCAGATTAAGCGTTAGACTTGCTTTGCTTTGCTGATTACGCAGTACTTGCATTTATTAAATAAAACAATACTTTCAAACTGACTAGTAGCTTCAAAAGCATGACCCGAGTCTGAGCAAGCGGCGCATGTTTTAATAAACCAATGGCGCCTAGGTTTTTTCACTTTAATATGCGTTACTTGACGGCGGTCTATTTTAATTAGATCTGGACCATTTGGAAGACTAAGAACTAGCATTTTATCCTGAACTTCAAATACTCTATACCAACTAACACCCATAGGGCTTACGCAATTTCTTAATGTATCTTTTGCATACCCAAACCAACGAACGTAGTCCCCAACTTGCAGAGGCTTTCGTTGTTTCACTTGCACACCTCGTTTATTTTTTCTAAAGATCCGCTGAGTTGATCGATACACCAAAGTCGATCTACGTTTTGAGAAGACATCTCGGAGCGCACGTCTTTCAATGTTTCAATCGCAATCTCAAGTGCAGCGGCTAACTTAAAAATATAGTTCGCTTGTTCTACTATTTGCCGAGCGTAATACTCGTCTGGAACCATCAGTGGCGGATTTGGGGTGTATGCCAAAACCTTAGCTATAAAAAGCCTTGCAGAATCACACCCACACGGCAAGACCGCGCCGCCGGTATCTGTCTTTATTACTTCCAATTCTTTACCGCATTTTTCGCAGGTCATTTGCGATACAAAACGTAATTAATATTGCGAATCACCAACCTATTTAATTCTAATACTGTTTCCCAATTTTCATAAAAGTCTTCGTTTAGAAGTCTTGAGGATGACAAAAGACAGTTTTTTACAATGCCTATACACTTTAAAAGCTCTAGTTCCCGATCAGCGTTTACTCGGTCTATTTTAATTTGCGCGGCTAGCTCTTCTTTTAAACGCTCATTTTCTTTCTGCAATCTGGTTAAGATGTCGCCTGGTTTTACTTCGTTCATTTCTCCCCCAATGCTTGCGCTGCTAGCTGTTCGATTTTTTCTATGGCGTCTTTGGCTCTACAATTTAATGTATCGAGTAAAGAATAGACGTTTGAATCTTTATGTGGCGGCAACGAAACTTCTTTTAATACTTCAAACATCACGGAAATTATCTGGTCTTTTATTTCGTTCTTATCTTTACTCTGCTCTAGTAGCCGCTCTAGGTTAGTCATTTGAATACCTATCTTCTCTATAGGCACCAAGAGGGTCAACATAATTGTCATAGGCTATTTCACGATCTTTTTTACAATTTAGACACTCTCTGTAGTCGGATATGTGCCCGTTTTGACCGACCAGATCGGTGTATATGCCGCATTTTGTACATGGCTTTTCTTTTCTACGTAGCCGCTCTAGGTTAGTCATTTTTCCTATTCCTTATCGAAAATACAAAGCAAATAGACTGTTACTGGAATTGCCAGTGCCCACGCTATTCCAGTTATTGCAAACGATGTAGCCCAATTCATTTTCTCTCCAATCATTTCAGCGACCGACGCCAAAACGTTTAATTAAAGCACCGGCCACTGTTTAGCTCCACACTGCTTAGTTAAGTCTAATTTCAAAACCTCACAGCTAGGAGCCAATATAGAAAATCTATAATATTTTGAGCGACCGATGCTACCGGTTTTAGGATAGCACCGATCGCCTTAAGCGAGTGATATCAGCACCCGCTGTTTTTACTTTATGGCTAGGCTTAATACTAGCTTCAGTTACACCATGGATGCCTATTCCTAATGCTGACTCTTCTGTGGGGCCTCACCTGGCTGGCGTCACTGTGGAAGTCAGTCCAGCGTGTCCTTATGCTTTCGCTCCACGCCGCACAAAGTAAATTCTAAAATTCCGGTGGGCTAGTAGCCATAGCCATTGCCATCGCCATAGCCATTGCCATAGCCATCGCCATAGCCATAGCCATAGCCATCGCCATAGCCATAGCCATAGCCATCGCCATAGCCATAGCCATTGCCATAGCCATCGCCATCGCCATCGCCATCGCCATAGCCATAGCCATTGCCATAGCCATAGCCATCGCCAACTAACCCTATTTGCTGAGATTCTTCACCTAGACTAGATATTAAAGATGTTTTTCCCATACACTCTCAACGCAATCATATGTGTGAACTACGGTTAACTCATGAAATCTGATCGGCATTTTAGTTTTATCCAGAATAGTTTTATCGGCGATAGGCCCATTTTCAGCAAGGTAGCTTAAGCCGGCTTTTCCAGAAGTTCCCCAGATGCGAATTGTAGCTCCATTTTCTAATCGACACTTTGAACCCTTTTGATAAAACTTTCCAATAGCTACCCATCCGCGTTGCAACACGACAATGCGAATGCCGCCATATTCTTCTTTTGGTTCTATTTTTTGTTTTTTACCATTCAGTAAATTAATAATTTCTAACAGTTCTTTTACTTCCATTTTTTCTCCTTTAATTTTTCCGGTGGGCTATTCAAGTTCCATACAATCCATTCTTGAGGTCGCCCACCGTCTCACCGCTTGCGCGGGGAAAGCTATTTCTCTAGTCTTTCCAAATCCAACAATCTGCATCCCAACACTTTTTTGCTAAAGCATAAACAAGATATGGAATTCCAAGCAAACCAATTGGAATAGCTAGTAAAAATCCAGTAACTGCTTTTAAAATTCTCATTTTACAACGCTCTGTACGGTAATTTTTAAATTGCGGGCTTTTTCTAACCATAGAAAAAAGTTTTCTAATACATCACTCTCAAGAGCTACAACGTGATCACCATAGTGCCTTGGCGCTCGAAATGTAATTTGATACCCGTCGTCACTTACGTATAGACCATCGCCTAAATAAAATTCTTTAGTTTGATTCATTGCGTTTTGCTTTCACTCGCTTCAATTCTTCTTGGAGTAAATTTGCAAACTCATTTACCACATACGAAGTTTGATACACATTAGTTAAGCGAAGCTTTTCAATTTCAATAAATCTATCGCTTATCTCGTTGTACAGTTTTACCATTTCTTTAAATTCTTCGGTCATCGCACTATTCCTCTCATTTCATTGTAAACGTCGCGCAGTTCCTCGCCCGCGAGTATAGATAGCCACACGATCTTGCCGTCAACAAAACGAGCGCATGCCATATCTTTTTGTCTGCACATGAACGCAGCGATAGGCTCGTCCTCTTGATATTCAATTGTTGCGTACAAATTTCCATTTCTGGATAGTGCTATAATTCCGTTTCCAGTCAGGATGCCTTCGCAGAGTGTTCCAAGCTTTCCGTTTATTTCGCGAAGTTTATGGCGCTCGATGACGTACTTTGCAAACTCCTCATATCGAATTGAGGCGTGGGATACATTAACCAAAGCTAACAACAATAAAACTATTCTCATTGTAAAACGTTTTACACTAAGTATCGGTTAAAAGGTACTGGAAAGTTATGTTAAATAAGCTTAACAAGAGCATGACTTGATGGGCGTTAAGGGATTGGGTTCCTTGCTCTATTCTAGCGATAGCGGATTGATGTAGGCCAAGGTGTATGCCTAGATCGAATTGAGAGATACGCCTTGCTTGTCTTTCACGCTTAATGGCAAGCCCGAACTTTCTATTGAACAAGTCTTTTTCTATCATTTAAACCTATCTGAAGTTTTAACGTAAGAGATGCAAGCCATAGATAAGGCAACGTAGCCAGCAAGCTTTAGTACTTCGCCATGTTCGGGCGGGAGTAGCACTAGCGATACGGATAGGGCAATAAAGGATACGCCGCCTAAAACAAACGTGCTCATGAGTATAGCTTTCTGTCTTGATTGCATAATAGATCAATGGCGTGCTCTTCGATTGACCGAAGTAGGCTTTCCGGTACTTGTGTACCAATATTGTCGTCTATTGTAGCATAGAGTTTTAGATCAAAGCGGAGGTCTGATACATCCCAGGTTAGGATACCGGCGTCTGGTTCGGGCGGTAGCATAATCCCATGCACGTAACCAACAACAAAGCCGTAGCCTTGGTAGAATTTATCGAACTCAACGGTTCGGTTAATAGAGGCGATGCTCATTGGGCAACACTCATTGAGTTACCACGTAGAACATTACGCCGGATACGACAACAAGCAATGTGGTTAAGGCTATCGTAAAGGCCATAAGGCTTAGCACTCTCATGTGGAGTAAGCCTTAGCCATGCCTTGCCTGATTAGATTGGCTACGTTGCCCTTTGTGTGCGTCTTGGCTAGGCGTTTAAGTGTTCGCATATCTTTAATGGAAAGCCTTAAGCCTATTACGATTGATTTAACTTCGGTTGCCTTTAGTTTTTTTCTCATATGCTTTAAAGGTATATTAAATCATTTTCGCATTGTCAGTTAAAAAGACACTAGCTCTATGATTTTTGCCTCTACGCTTCGGTGCGGGTAGTGCCTGTGTTTTTTCCAATTGGCCACTAGGTCTACAAGGGATATTTCAGACAAGTCCTCTGTTTTGATTACGCCTCTAACGTGGCTTATTTTTTCAAGCTTTGAACTTTTAGAGGAGTCAAACCTTAAGGCAAAACCTTTGTAGGTGAAAAATGCCTTGTAATAAATCCCGCACCTACCCTTTTTTAAAAACTCATCGGCTACTTTTTTCTGGGTATAGATCTTTACGCCGTAGGGCCTTAAGTCAAAGCCCTCTTTTTTTGAGTCCTCAACAATCGACAAGATAAAGTCCTCTAGGCTTTGCTCTTGCTTCATAAGCTTTTTAGACTCTTTATCGGTGCGGGCTTTAAACAGCCACCTAAAGTTATGCGAATTCTCATACCCGTCACTTACGTAGTTCAGACAACCGGGGCAGCATTTATTTTTCATAATCTGTCTCAATGTAGGTGTAGTTGGTTTTCGGGTACTTTGAATTTGTTTTGTCTACAGTTTCAATGATGACTCCATCGGCTATTAATTTTTTAATAATCTCACGCCGTATTTTAGTTGGGACACTTCTAGATTTATTAAAAACTTTCGATTTAGAAACGGGGCTATTCTCTTTAATGACAGATAGGATTTTTCTAAATCTGCGGTCTTCAAAAACAAAATCATCATAAGAAATTTCAACGTGGTCTAACGCTTCCAGTATCTCTTCTAGAATTTTGTAAGCGGCTTGAATTTTGTATTTTAATTTTTTCATGGGAAACGCTTACCACGACGCGCAATACTTGACAAGTTAGTTTGTAGTCAGAGTAGACGGAAATAGTCACGGCGTGACTACTCGTTATTTGTTGATCAAAAAATTTTAGTCAGACTTGTAAGTTATTGTTTTTATTATTATTATTATTATCATTAAAGAAGAAGAAGAAGAAGAAGAAGAAAAAAGAAGAGGTTCTAGTCAATAGTCAGGGGGGGTGTCCCCCCCTGAGACCGAGACCAAAAAAAAGGGGGGGTGATACCCCCCCTGACTATTCGTCTATTACCTATTTTTGTTTTGATTTTTTAAAATGATTTCA